TCCAAGTGTTCGTTAAGTTTGACGGGAAATTGTCAAAGTGCAGCTTGCCGTCAGCATAGACGCCTATGCATTCTGTTTTGTCGTCAATAGCCTGAAAAATCATTATCTGTATCCGTGATGATTATGTTATCAATTTCGCCAGATCTGAACCCCTTGGCCTCTCTAGCGTTCGATGAGTTAATAAGATAACTGAGCGAGCCGCTTTTGTCAAATGTTTTGTTAATAAAACTTTCAAAATTGGTATGAAAGTTGACTAAATCAGGGTCGCTGTCTATCATGGATATGTACTGTGTCAAGAGTCTCTCTATTTGGTTTTCGGGCATTTTTGGTTGTTCTTCTCTCAGCCTAAATCTAATGTATATGTTCATAAAGTACTTTTCAGGATATTTTTGTAGGAATTGGGCATACGTTAGGCTTTCGCTTTTAACTAACTTTTTCACTATTGAGCCATCTGAGCAATTATCAATTTCATAGAATTGCTTGACCCTTGTCCCATTATAAAGCTCATATAAATGTCTCTTGAACATTTTATAACTTCTTACGGAAGAGTTTTCATAGAATCTCGATAGAAGGCCGCTAACGTTGGTGGCGCCGTTAGAATAGCGGCGGGCAGCAGAAAGCATCTCGGGAGTCCCGATATCAGCTATTATACGCCATGGGACGTTCGCGTCAACTATAAATCCATAAGTATTGCATGTTCTAACAAAGAATTGCCAATTTGGATCTCTAATGAACTGTTCAACCTTATTGTTGTCGTTGATATAGTCTGCGTCTGCAATCTCTATAGCCAAGCCAGAATTCATAACTGAACAGTTATTGCTTTTTAAAAACCCGCTATACGTTATAGGCTGCTGAGGGAGTGCGTTTTCAATTGTGGGTGTCAGAAGCTTAACGAACTCATCAAAATTGCGAATTTTAGAATTTGTCTGTCTTAGGATTGCTTTTAGTGAACTAAAATATATGCCCCTATATCTCGCGTACAGGAGCGCGGGATCTTGATATCCTTTATGTACCTTAAGCTCGGACAAGAATCTGCTTTTTTTACTTATCTTACCCATGGCGGCGCGCTTTTGAAATTGTAAGGCCATTTCGTTAAACACATCGGCTACAAAATTAATCGCTCGCTGTGGATTGTTGGGCTCTGCCGATCTCGTAATGTTTGCCATTCTTTCATTGGAAGGATTAATTGCGTTAAAATTGCGATCAAGTCTTCCATAAAAAATCTTCTCAGCCAGACTCATATCAACAATATTTTTAACACCCTGAACGCTTAACACAGATGTAGCTTGATAGATTGTTTTTTTCAGAAACAGGGCTTTTGTGGATTCGGTGTTTTTTTCAATAAAGTATTTGGACATAATTATTAGCCTTCGTCGCTGTTTTGTAGCGTACTTAAGCGCTCCTTGGCTTCTTTGCACCCGCGTGCGCTGCCGGTCTCAGTATTTGACCCTATACTCCCGGCACTTTCGACCGGGTAACTAGTTTGTAGTTGGGCCACCCATTTTGCATAAATTTTAGATTTTGCTTCGCCGGCTGCAAATTTGTGAGTCGATTTGATAATCATATAATAGCCGCCAACACCATATTTGGTGATGTCAAAATTTTCGGTAAGTGATGGATCAAACCCCTTTGGATCAATATAAATATATGTTCCGGGGAAAGTGTTTACGTTTGAATAACATTCGATGTCGGCATCATATACAACCCTCAACTGCTCAAGCCCTTCATAGCCTTCCTGTTCAAATCTTACTTCTTGTAGTCCCGGTGTTTCGGTCTTGCTGAGTGATATATTTTTAACCAAGCCGCGATCTCTACCCAGCAAATAATGAAAAATGCCATTTTGATGATCTTCGGCTTTATCGCCATTCATTCTTTCAACAGGCTGTACACGGCCAGCAAAGAAAGTGAAATAATTTGTTTCCTTGTCGATGGGAATATATTTGCGGGTGGCTCCTCGTCCTGAGATATTTAATATGGGCC